GACCGAGTGTGAACCACACATTGTCACTGAACTGTCCGAGCATTTCACGTTTGAGGTACCAGGCGCTAAGTTTATGCCCGCTGTCAAACGCAGAGTTTGGGACGGCAAGATTCGTATGCTTGATCGAACTACTGGTCAGATAAATGCTGGCTTGTACTGGGCGATTAAGAAGTTTGCGATGGAGCGCGGCTATGGTATTAAAGTCGAAGAAGGACCATATGGCTATCCATACGCGACCAACAAAGTAAATCATCTCAAAACAATCGAGTGGCTTGACTCGCTCGATATGCCTTACAAGCCTCGTGACTATCAGTACGAAGCACTGACACACGCAATCAAATATCGTCGCGCTATTCTGCTGTCGCCCACTGGCTCTGGTAAGTCTTTTATCATCTACATGTTGATGCGATGGTACTTAGAAAATCGACAGGCGGGCAAAAAGATTCTACTGATTGTGCCTACGACCTCTCTTGTAGAGCAAATGTATTCAGACTTCAAAGACTATGGCTTTGACGTTGACAATAATTGTCATCGAATCTACAGCGGCAAAGATAAAGAGACGGACAAAGATATAGTCATCACAACATGGCAATCTATTTACAAACTGCACCCTGTTTGGTTTCACGAGTTTGGTTGCATCTTTGGCGATGAGGTACATGGATTCAAATCAAAATCGCTCTCATCAATTATGAACAAAGCTGTAAACGCTGAGTATCGATTCGGCACAACAGGTACACTTGACGGCACACAGGTACACAAATTGGTGCTTGAAGGTCTATTTGGTCCTGTTCATCGTGTGACTACAACGCACGAACTTCAGCAGAAAGATACGCTGGCTAAACTAAATATAGATATACTATTGCTTCAGTATTCTAAAGAACAGTGTAAAGAAATGGAGGGCAAGACCTATCAAGAAGAAATTGACTTCATCGTCTCAAACGAAAAGCGAAACAAATTCATTTCAAATCTTGCGGTCGATAGGAACGGAAATACGTTGGTTTTATTTAACTTGGTGGATCGTCATGGCAAGGTGTTGCGGGATCTGATTGAAACCAAGCTGAAAGATGGGCAACGATTATTTTACGTCTCTGGTGAAACCAAAACCAGCGACAGAGAGCAGATTCGGAATATTGTGGAGAAGCAAAAGGATTCTATTATACTCGCTAGTCTGGGTACTTTCTCCACTGGCATTAATATCAAAAATATACATAATATTATATTTGCGTCTCCTTCAAAAAGCCAAATCCGTGTCTTACAATCAATCGGAAGAGGACTAAGAAAATCTGATGATGGTACTGACGCACACTTGTTTGATATTGCAGATGATCTGCATTGGAAGTCACGAAAGAATTTTACATTGTTGCACAGTGCCGAGCGAATTAAAATTTATAATAATGAAAAGTTTCCTTACAAAATAACACAAATAGGAATGTGACATGGATTATCAAGACAATTTAGCACAGTTCAAATTTAGTAACGGCCAAGAAGTTGTTTGTGAAGTCATGGAGTGGCCTGAAGATAAAACTCAAGATATCATTGTTCGAAATGCCATGTCAATCATTATGGGCGAAGATCAAGATGGTGATAGAGTCTATATGTTTAGACCATGGGCGCATTATCTAGAAGCGCCTGACGAATATATTTTGGTGAACACTCTCCATGTTGTGAGTACAAATCGCCCTAGTGTTCATCTTGAAGAAGAGTATAAGTATGCTGTTACAGAGATGCACAAACACAGGCGACTCAGAGATGCTGCCGCAAGAAAAGAGCAGAATGAAGCCTTTGAAAGATTACAAAACGCTATGGTAAAAATGATTGAAAATGACTCTACTGGAATCTTATCAAACGTGCTACCATTTCCTAAACGCGATGACACATTGCATTAGTATATTCTGTCGCCCTGCGCGTGGAGTTAGATTTTAACACGATTTTTTTAATCTGTCAAGCTTTTTTTTAAACTAATTTTAGTTTATAATAGTAACAATATGTAAACCGTGAGTAGACATTTATGAAAGAAAACAAACCACATTACGTCAACAACGCTCAGTTTTCTGAGGCTGTTGTCGAGTACGTAAGACACGCCAACTCTGAAACCGAGGCTGGTAATCCAAAACCCATCGTGCCAAACTACGTTGCAGAGTGTTTTCTGAAGATCGCAGAAGGCTTGTCTCATAAGGCTAACTTTGTGCGGTACACGTACCGTGAAGAGATGGTCATGGACGCTGTAGAAAACTGTCTTAAGGCTATCGAGAACTACAATCTTGAAACTGCTACTCGCACAGGCAAACCCAACGCATTCGCATACTTTACACAGATTGCATGGTACGCATTTTTGCGCCGTATCGAGAAAGAGAAAAAGCAACAGGACGTTAAACTCAAGTTCATTGCCGAAGCAGATATCAGTCAATTTATGGAAAACGCTGATGACATTGATATGAGTGACGATACCACATTCTCTTTCATTGAAGAATTACGCTATCGAATTGACGCTGTAAAAGAAAGCGATCGAATGTTCAAAGAATATGCTACAAAAGAAAAGCGCCGCCGTAAAGCAAAAGTAGACTCAGACTTGACACAGTGGTTATAAATGGAGTATACTTGTATGTGGAAGTATGAGTGTAAGTCAGGCACGTACGCAGAGACGAGTCTACTTGCTTTGTTATGGACTATCTTTACTCACCGTTTGCATCATCTGATCGAGGACGGTAAGTTTACGGACTAATATGAAAATAGCATTGCTAAACGATACGCATTGTGGCATCCGCAATTCATCGGATATCATGATGAAGTATCAAGAGAAATTCTATTCTGAAGTATTCTTTCCTTATCTGTTAGAGAACAACATCACCAAGATTCTACACCTTGGTGACTACTACGATAATCGAAAGTTTATCAACTTCAAAGCCCTTGAACACAATCGTAAAATCTTCCTTGAGAAGTTGCGTGAACACAAGATACACATGGACATCATTCCTGGTAACCATGACGTATTCTACAAGAACACGAACGATCTGAGTTCACTGAAAGAACTGCTCGGTCACTACATGGCTGAAGTTCGTATCATCGAGAAGCCAACTGTGGTTGAGTATGATGGCACACCGGTTGCACTCGTGCCATGGATCAATGATGAGAACGAAGCAGAGACCGAAAAGTTTCTGAAGACGTGCAAAGCGTCTATCGTCGGCGCTCACCTAGAGTTAGAAGGCTTTGAGATGCAAGCAGGCATTCCATGTACGCATGGCATGAGTGCAGATGATTTCAAAAGATTTGACACAGTACTCACTGGTCACTTCCATACGAAATCAAATCACGGCAACATTCACTATCTTGGCTCACAGATGGAGTTCTTCTGGTCAGATGCACATGATCCAAAGTACTTTCACATCTTCGATACCAAGACACGTGAACTGACACCTGTACAAAACACCGTCACACTGTTTCATCGGCTGTACTACGATGATACCGTAGAGAAGGCTGAGTATAAGTATCGTACAGGCAAACTGCCCGACATCACTGACAAGTTCGTCAAGGTTGTTGTGGCTAACAAATCTAATCCAAAACTATTTGAACACTGGCTTGATCGTATTCAGTCCAAGCGTATTCATGAACTGAAGATCGCAGAGAACTTCGAAGAGTTCGTTGGTTCGTCGGTCGAAGATGATCGAGTATCTGTAGAGTCAACTGAACAATTGTTAAGCAGTTATATTGACGCTGTTGAAACACCTCTTGATAAAGGACATATTAAAAAACTTGTCCATGAATTAATGATAGAGGCTCAGACAGCAGATATAGTATAGAAACGCACCTGCCGTATTACCAGAGGTCTGGTGATGCTTGACACACTACTTTCGGTATGATATAGTACACATATGATTAAATTTACAAATTTGCGTTACCGTAACTTTTTGTCTACGGGCGATCAATTCACTGAAATTTCCTTAGATCGTGCTAGGTCTACTCTAGTCGTTGGACAAAACGGCGCTGGCAAATCGACAATGCTGGATGCGTTGTCGTTTGCCCTTTTTGGCAAAGCACATCGAAGCATCAACAAGGGTCAGTTAGTCAACTCAATCAACGGCAAAGCCATGCTAGTCGAAGTCGAGTTCTCAATTGGTCCATCAAACTATAAGATTGTGCGTGGCGTCAAGCCCAACAAGTTTGAAATCTGGAAAGATAATGTACTGATCAACCAAGACAGTCACAGTAAAGAGTACCAGAAAGTTCTTGAGCAGAACATTTTGAAATTGAATCACAAATCGTTTCACCAGATTGTGGTGCTTGGTAGTTCATCGTTCATTCCGTTCATGCAACTACCGGCACAGCATCGCCGTGAGGTGATTGAAGACTTGCTCGACATTAACGTGTTCTCTAAGATGAACACCATTTTGAAAGAACGCATTTCGATTCTGCGCGAGCGCGAGCGAGCCAACAAAGTTGCGTTAGAACTGATCGAAGAAAAGATCAAGACACAGCGCGACTACGTGGCTAAACTAGAAAAACTTAGCCGTGAGCAGAAGACCGAACGCCTAAAAGAAATTGCTGTACTGCAAGAGTCAATCACAACTCTTGGTCTTGGTCGTGTCTCTGTGTCTCAAGATCAGATGAAGAATCTGAAGAGTCAGATGGATGAGCTAAATAGTAAGATTCGTGAGGTCGAGAAATTCGACACACAATTTTCTACGAAGCAAAAAGCACTGAACAAAGAGATTAAGTTTTATGAAAGTAACTCCACTTGTCCCACCTGTGACCAAAGTATCGAGCCAGAGGTTAAGCAAGCAAAGACTGAAACAGCGGCTAGAAAGTGGGACGAATTCGAAGAAGCAAGACACCAAGCCTCAGCCCAAATCAAATCACTCTCGGATCGACATCGAAGTGTAGAAGAAAACATTGCGAAGATTCAAGAGCAGTTGAATCGCGAGTTTGAAATCAACACACAGATCACTCAGGCTCAAAATAGAATCGAGCAGTTACAACGAGAGGTCGATAAGGTTGAGACTGAGACTGACTCTGTAGAAGATTCGCTTTCGCAGTTAGAAATTTACACCAAAGAAGAGCAAGCCCTAACTAAAGACAGACGCCAACTGTCCGAAGAGGGTGCGTACAATACTGTCATCACAGAACTGTTAAAAGATACTGGCATCAAGACTAAGATCATCAAACAGTATTTGCCCGTGATCAATAATCTGGTCAACAAGTATCTGCAAGTTCTGGACTTCTATGTGTCGTTTCATCTGGACGATACGTTTAAAGAGTCTATTCGTTCTCGTTACAGAGACGAATTTTCGTACGACTCATTCAGCGAAGGAGAGAAACAGCGAATCGATTTAGCCTTGCTGTTCACTTGGCGTATGGTCGCAAAGATGAAGAATAGTGTCGCAACCAATCTTCTCATTCTTGACGAAACTTTCGATAGCAGTTTGGACGCTGACGGCGTAGACAACCTGTCGAAGATTCTTGAGACGCTTGACGAAGATACGTGCGTATTTGTTATTTCACACAAAGGAGAAATGCTTGACGGTAAATTTGATGAGAAAATTGAGTTCGTTAAATCAAAGAACTTCAGCAAAGTCGCTTGACCTCAAGCGCAGAAAAGTGTATAATTTATTGAAATTAACGTGCATAAAAGTGCGAGGATATTATGGAACTAACTGAAAAGACGTTGACTGTTCTGAAGAACTATGCAACGATTAACCCTAACGTTGTGATCAACAATGGCAACGTAATCAAAACAATCTCTGAGGCTAAGAATGTTCTTAGCAGTGCTGAGGTTGACGTTGAGTTTCCCAAGCAGGTCGGCATCTATGACCTGAGCGAGTTTCTCAGCGTCTTGTCTTTGGTTGATTCGCCACGTCTTACATTTGAAGACAACAACTTTTTGATCAGTGACGGTAGTGGTCGCACTCGTATCAAGTACTTTTACTCTGATATAGATATGCTTACTGTCCCGAGCAAAGACATCATCATGCCTGAGTGTGAGGTATCTTTCTCTCTGGATCGTGAGACGTTGACCCGAGTGAAGCGAGCGGCTTCTGTTCTTGGTCACACTGAAATGTCTTTGTCTGTTGTGAATGATGTATTGCAGTTGTCTGTAATCGATCAGAACGACAAGACTTCGAACGTATTCTCTATCGACGTTGATGGTGAGTACAAAGACGCAAATTTCAACTTCGTATTCAACATTGCGAACTTGAAGATGGTTGATGATGATTATCGAGTTGATATCTCATCTAAATTGATTTCTCATTTTGTCAATGAGATTAGCGGTATCCAATACTGGGTAGCACTTGAAAAAACTAGCACTTACGGAGAATAATGCTATGGCTAAGAATGAAACGAACGAAAGCGTCGAGCAACTGATGGAACTCGCTAATCGCGTGACCCGCAGTACTGTCGCTGTAATTGATACCGTGACCGGACGTGGTGGCTTTCGCGGTGAAGAACTCTCGACTATCGGCCAGTTGCGAGATCAATCTATTCAGTTGATTCAACTTGTTGAACAAATGCAAGGTGAATCTGGCGAATAATTCTGATATAATACTCCTATGAACAAACTCTGGACTATCTGGAAGTACGCTATCGGTAGCTTCAGTGATGACAAGACCGCAGACTATGACAATCATGTCGCGGTTATTCGAACGTTTGTTGTCGTAATCAATGTTGGCTGTGCTTGCATGATTATGGCAAACATCGTTCACAAATGGTAATTTTATTATGATGCGGAGTAATTTATGTCTAAAGATTTTCTCTGGGTTGAGAAGTATCGTCCTCGCAAGGTAGAAGACACAATTCTACCAAAAAAACTGAAAGAAGTTTTTACAAAGATCGTGCAGTCTGGTGAATTGCCTAACATGCTTTTTACCGGCACTGCTGGTCTTGGTAAAACTACCGTAGCACGAGCAATCTGTGATGAACTTGGCTATGACTACATTGTCATCAATGGTTCTGAAGAAGGTAACATCGATACGCTACGTGGCAAAATCAAGCGTTTTGCATCCTCTGTCTCTCTAGGTGGCGATGTCAAGGTCGTCATCCTAGACGAGGCTGATTATCTAAATCCTCAATCGACACAGCCAGCTCTTCGTGGCTTCATTGAAGAGTTTTCTGATAACTGTCGATTCATTCTGACTTGTAACTTCAAGAATCGAATCATCGAGCCGCTTCACTCTCGGTGTGGTGTATATGAATTCAATACGACCAAGAAAGAGATGCAGACTCTCTGTGCCGATTTCTTTGTGCGATTGATCCACATTCTTGAATCTGAGCAAGTCGCATTCAACAAAGACCTGCTTGCACAACTGATCATGAAGTACGCCCCAGACTGGCGGCGTGTAATCAATGAGTGTCAGCGGTACTCGATTGGCGGTCAATTGGAAACTACAGTTCTCAATAATGATGCAAGTGGTAACTACGATTCTCTTTTCAAGTCGCTCAAAGACAAAGACTTTAAAAAGATGCGCAGTTGGGTCGCTCAGAACGTAGACGTTGATGTGTCTGCAATCTTTCGTCAAATCTATGACAACATGTACGAGAAAGTGGACGCATCTTCGATTCCGCAACTGGTGTTGATTCTTGCTGACTACCAGTACAAGAATGCCTTCGTTGCTGATCATGAGTTGAACATCGTCGCATGTATGACTGAGATCATGGCAAACGTGGAGTTTAAATAATGAATCCGTTTGACTATGTGACAGCCATTAATCATGGCAAGCAAGACATCATGGACGATGATTTGAAAGAGAAAGCCTATAACTCTTTTCTGACAAATCGATCACTAAGTTATTTTCCTGATACCGTTGCCGCGGCTAACGTTATGAATCAGTTTCACCACTTGGATAACAAGTTACAATTTCATTTTTTACTAAATATAGTAAGAAAGCGAAAGCGGTTCTCTAAGTGGGAGAAACAAGAGACTTTCGATGACGTGGAAGCGGTAAAGGAGTATTATGGATACAGCAACGAAAAAGCACGTTCGGCTTTATCCCTCCTTTCACCTGATCAAATTAATGAAATAAGAACAAGGATCTACAAAGGTGGAAGAAAATAGAATTTGGAAACCAGCAGATATGCTGGAAGTGACGTTGAACGAACCCGATGATTTTCTCAAGGTTCGTGAGACATTGACAAGAATGGGTGTAGCATCTCGACGTGAAAACAAACTGTTTCAGTCATGTCATATCTTGCACAAACAAGGTCGGTACTTTATCGTGCACTTCAAAGAATTGTTTCTACTCGACGGCAAGAAGTCTAATCTAGAAGAGGCTGATGTTCTAAGAAGAAACACCATCGCTACTTTGTTAGCAGATTGGGGACTCGTGCAGATCGTCGATAAGGCTCAGGTAGCAGAGTGTGCACCACTGCGACAAGTGAAGATCATTTCTCACAAGGATAAAGATCAGTGGGAGTTGTGTCCAAAATATAATATCGGTAATAAGGCTTGACAGTCGAAGAACATTACGCTAGAATGGAAAAGATATTCGGCAAACTACCTAATCCCTATCATGAGCCTAAGCAGTTTGCCTATTTCGTCAAGCTATACAAATACTACCATTTCAGTAGAGATGGAAAGAATCACTGGGTTGCTTAAATTCTCGCAATCGATTCAACGTGACAAGTTTTCTTGCGTGAGAACTTGATCGGTGTTCCTTCTCTGACTTGACGCGAACGAAATTGAAACTGAGTGATTTCTTCTACGTCATATTCGCAGTTTGTTTTGATAGCGTACTTATTACCTTGCTTGTCTCTGATCTGAATTAAGTCGCTAGACGTATCAAACATGACAATCGGAGTAAGATTGGCAGTGACAACACTCTCATTAGCGAATGAGATTAGCGGTAACATAAGTAATACGAGGATGATGTTTTTCATATTTGCCTCCAGTCGCCTCACGGCGTAGTTATTGTTACAGTTTTATTACACTGTATATACATTATATATAGGTTTTTGGACTTAGACCATGAAAAAAGATGACAATCTTCTTGTGAAAATCAATAAGGAAGATAAGAAAGAATTTATTGCGCTGTGTAAAGAAATGGACACAAGCGCATCTCGTGAAGTGAGACACTTCATAAAAAAATTTATACAAGAGAACCAAAAGCAAACTTCTCGCGTATAAATAACCGCGTGATGCCTTTATAGGGTCACATATACAACACAACCTTGCTTAATTAATTAGGAGGTACCGTTTATGGTAACTAAAGCATTTACCTTTCCACGTTCGCATTTTATTGGCTTCGATCACGTTTGGTCTGAGATTGAACGTCTTTCAGAGATGTCAGACAACAAACTCTTTCCTCCACACAACGTAGTCAAGCATGACGAATCAACGTTTTCAATCGAACTTGCACTGGCTGGTTATAGCAGAGACAACCTAGAAATTGAAGTGAAAGAAGGCAACGCTCTTCTTGTGATTTCTGGCGACAACCGAGTCGAAGAGTTTGAAAACGAGCGATCAAAGGAGTACCTGCATCGTGGAATCTCAGGTAAGAAGTTTACTCGCACCTTTAGACTGTCAGAACATGTTGTTGTTGATGGAGCAGACTTCGTGGACGGATTACTCGTCATTAACTTGAGAGTAGAGATTCCTGAAGAAAAGCGTCCGAGAAAAATCTCAATCTCATCTTAAAGGACGTAATACAATTGAAAAGAATTTTAGCCCTCGCACTTGCATTGGGTTTATCTGCTAGTGTTAGCGCCAATGATGTTGAAGAAGTAAAAGTGTATGCGACAAAGATCGACAACTCAGGCTATACTATGAGAGCCGGTCTGACGAACGTTGCGCTGTTGCACGAATACGACGAAAGACTTGACACTTGGCATTACATTGGTTATACTGATGAATACGGTCAAACTGTAACAGTTGATGTTGATAAATCTATCAACAAAGCTATTGCAGACGCCGTGAAGACATTCTTCAGTGTCGATTAACCCGATGTATAAATATTAACGGTTTGCGGAGTTCCGTTTAAATAAAACTCCGCTCTACATAAGGAGCTAATTATGATCAAGGCAATTGGGGATTGGGTAAAAGATTTCTTTATGGGTCTGACTCATGAACAAGCAGGATGGTTAACCATCGGAACTGTTGGGGTCATTGTACTTCTAGCTATCGTATAGGATTTATTATGATTGATGCATACATGCAGGTCGATCTTAACGATCCTCTCGCTGTAAAATATCATAAAGTCGCATTGAAATCCTTTGAATGCGTATCAGACATTTTCAGAATAAATGTTGTGCAGTGTATCACGCCTGATACGCTTCTCGATCTACCATTCTCAGAAGATAAAAGAAGATCACCTCAAGAAAAAGCCTCTTTGTGTTCTCAATACAGAATGCATAAGCGCATGTCCCAAGAAGGTCCAATGAAGCGGTTCTTTATTATGGAACACGATGCATATCTAAGACCTGATCAAGAAGAAACGTTTCGCATGATCATGTCTAAGTGGGAACAAATGATCACTCTTAATATTGGCATTGCTATGGAATGCTACACGTGTAAGCGCCAAATTTCTAAGTTGTTTTGTGAGGCTGTAGAAAACGATAAGACCACAAAAATGACTGGTCCTATGGGTATTCTGCATTCAGTCACAGATGCTTGGGTAAAGAAGAACAATCTTCAAGTCCGTGCGGTATACTGGCCCAAGATCGGTAAAGACAACAAAACAGGAGTTTCGAATGATGTGACTCGTGCACATCGAAAGCCTCAGATAGTTATCGAGGCTCCTGTCACACAATTAATTGATACGAGTTTGGGAACAACTGTAACTGATCGACCAGAGTCGCAAGTAAAAAATTACTACAACCAAGACACGCATCCTAATTTTCATTTCGTCAATTTGTCGGAATCGGTTGACAATTCTACTGATACTTTAGTATAATACGTACATGAAATTTTATACGAATGTTGTCCGCGCGGGCAACAAAATACTCTATCGTGGTTACGAAAGTGGATCTCGCGTCGAGCGTAGAATTCCGTACACTCCTACCCTGTTCGTTGAAAGCAATCGTGCAACTGGCAAGTACAAGACGCTCTACGGTAAGTCTGTCGAGCCTATGCAGTTCGGTGACATGCGTGAAGCTTCTGACTTTATGAAGCAGTACGAGAACGTTCCTAACTTCTCCGTACATGGTCAGACGAATTATGTCACTCAGTTCATCGGCGACACTTTTCCTAACGATATCAAGTTTGATCGTGACCTGATCAACGTAATGACTATCGACATCGAGGTCGCATCTGATCAAGGCTTTCCTCATCCGAGAGAAGCCGCACATCCTATTATCTCTATCGCCGCCAAGTCTAATCGATCAAAGACTTACTATGTGTGGGGTATGGACAATTACGATACGGATCTGAACGATCATGAAATCACCTACTTTCGTTGTGAAAATGAATATGATCTACTCACTGCGTTTCTTGGTTGGTGGCAAGGCAACTGCCCAGATGTACTGACTGGCTGGAACTCCAAACTCTTTGACATTCCATATCTGGTGCGCCGTACTCAACAAGTTCTCCATGCCGAGGCTGTAAAGAAGTTCTCGCCGTGGGGTCTCGTGCGTGAGCGTGAGATTCGCATGATGAACACGGTTGAGATTGCATATGAGATCGAGGGCATCTCTCAGATGGACTACCTTGATCTGTTCAAGAAGTTTGGCAAGCAGACCTGGGGTGAGCAAGAATCATACAAGCTTGATCATATCGCACACGTGATACTTGGCGAGCGCAAACTGTCGTATGAAGAATACGGTTCGCTTCACAGTCTGTACAAGCATGACTACCAAAAGTTCATTGACTACAACATCAAAGACGTTGAACTGGTTGATCGTTTCGAAGAGAAGATGGGTCTGATCTCGCTGGCTATGACTATGGCATACCAAGCAAAGACAAACTACCAAGACACGTTTGGCACCACTGCGATCTGGGATTCAATCATCTATAATCAACTGCGGCAAAAGAACGTGGTGATTCCTGGCAAGCCTGACATTGACCATGACGCTGGCAAGATCGTCGGCGGCTATGTAAAAGATCCCATGGTCGGTGCGCACGATTGGGTTGTGTCGTTCGACCTTAACTCTCTGTATCCGAACATCATCGTGCAGTACAACATGTCGCCCGAGACAATGTGCTACGACGAAAACGTAGAGACCACGAAGTGTGCCAATGGTGCGATGTTCCGAAAAGACTTTGAGGGCATCATCCCTAACGTGATTCGTAAGTTCTATGATGATCGTGTGACCATCAAGGGCAACATGCTCAAAGCCAAACAGCAATACGAAGAAGCGCCTACCAAGAAACTTGAGAACGAAATCGCTACGATGGACAATCAGCAGATGGCGATCAAGATTCTGATGAACTCTCTCTATGGTGCACTCGCCAACAAATACTTTCGGTACTTCGATCAGAAGATTGCTGAGGGTGTGACCACAAATGGTCAGCGAGCAATCAAGTGTGCCGAGAAAGCAGTGAACGATGAGATGCAAGAGATTCTTGGTACCAAAGACGACTACGTGATTGCAATCGACACCGACTCTGTGTACATTAACTTCGCACCGCTGGTCGAGTTGCACAAGCCTGTCAATCCCGTCAACTTCTGTAGTAAAGTCGCAGAACATTTTGAAACCAAAATCGCAGAAGCCTATGCAAAGCTGGCGGACGAGACTAGTGCGTACGAAAATCGTATGGTGATGAAGCGTGAAGCGATTGCTGATCGCGGCATCTGGATGGCTAAGAAGCGATACATTCTAAATGTCCATGACAACGAGGGTGTGCGGTACGCTCAGCCGAAACTCAAGATGATGGGTATCGAAGCGATCAAGTCTAGTACGCCGCAGGTCGTACGTGACAAAATGAAAGAGACGTTCAAAGTAATCATCGAGGGCACTGAGTCTGACACGCAACGATTCATTGCCAACTTCAAGGCTGAGTTTAAAAACCTAGAGCCCGAAGTAATTGCGTTTCCGCGTGGCGTCTCTGAAGTGACAAAGTGGAAAGATCGTCAGACTATTTACGGCAAGGGCACACCGATTCATGTTCGTGGCTCTCTGCTATATAATCATTATGTTAAGCAAGCTGGCTTACAAGACAAATACGAGTTGATTCAAGACGGTGAGAAAATTAAGTTTCTGTACCTCCGCCAGCCGAACAAGATTAAAGAGAACGTAATATCTTTTCCAATGCAGTTGCCCAAAGAACTTGGCTTGCACGTGTCAATAGATTATGATATGATGTTCGTTAAAACATTCCTTGATCCGCTTGAGCCAATTCTCGCCGCAGTCGGCTGGTCAGCAGAACCAAGGGCAACGCTTGAGGACTTCTTTGGATGAATCTAGAACACTTATCTTTTCCTGATATAGGATGGGGTTACATGCCACCGACTGATGATGTGTTTAGAGCGTTTGAGTGGGCACAAAAACTCTTCAAGCCGAAGCGAGTTTTAGAGATCGGATTTCATCTTGGTCATTCGACCACATATCAACTTGAGATATACAAAGACCTTGAAAAGATGATTTCTTGCTCGCCTTACGAAGATCGAAACGGCAAAGTAGACGATAGAATCAATCCTGCGGCACGATGGCTTGCCGCTATAAAACTATCGAAGATGTATCGAAATAAGTGGCGATGGATTCCTGGCAAAGCACATCAAATGATAGACGAAATTTCTATCTACGATTACGACTTCGCACTAATCGATGGCGGTCACACTTATCCTGCGGCTTCACATGATATGACTATGTGCATTGATCTCGGCATTAAAGCT